CAAAACGGGGCGGCATCTGGAACGACCGTCACATTGACAGCGGGCCTCTCTGGTGCGGCCAATTCCGGCGCGGCTGTCTATGTGTACCAAAGCCAAATAGTCCGCCCGCTGCGGGTTGTGGGCGCCAGGCGCTATAATCTTGCATCGGCCATCGATACGATGATGACGCCGCTGGCGAGGCTTGATTACCGGAACATGCCAAACAAGACCGCAACCGGCGTTCCAACTCAGTATTTCTATGATCCCAGAGGAGGGGCCAATACGCAGGGCATTGTTTCGCTCTGGCCAGCCCCTTCTGACGCCACCAATGCATTCAAGATGACATGGTGGCGGCCAATGCAGGATTTTACATCTGCCGGCAACAATCCTGATCTGCCTCAGGAATGGATTGATGCGCTGATCTGGAATCTTGCGCGCAAGCTATGGGTTGAGTTCCCGATTTCTCAGGTCATTAAACAAATCATTGATACAGAAGCGGCGGCAAGCCTGGATAATGTCGCCGGTTGGGATCGGGAGCCGGAAAGCTATCTATTCGGCTTTGATGCGACGATGACCTGATGCCAGCAATAGCTTTTGCGACGAATAGCTATAAATCGGCATCTCTTCCGATCAGTGCCCAGCGCTGTGTCAATTGCTATGCAGAGTCCGAGCCACAGGACGCCAAAACGCCGGTTGCTGTTTTAGGTGCGCCCGGCCTTTTGCCGTTTGCCTCTGGAGGCACCGGCCCCGTTCGCAACTTCAATTATATGAACGGCGTTGTCTATTTTGTCTCCGGGCAGCGGTTGTACAGCCTGACCTCTGCGGGTGTCGTCACCGATATCGGCGGATCGATCGGCGGGACCGGCTTTGTCCCGATGGCAAACAATGGAACGCAGGTTTGCATCGTCAACGGCGTGAACGGTTATATCTGGTCGCAAGCGGGCGGGTTTCAGGTTATCACGAGCGTTAATTTCTATCCCGCCAACACCGTCACGTTCTTTGATAACTACTTTGTCTTTGACAAGGCCGCGACTAACAACTTCTTTATCTCGGCCTCCGCTGACGGAACGAGCTTTAGCGGAACTGATTTTGCGGCGGCGGAAGTCTCAAGCGATTATGTTCTCTCTATCGTCAATCAGCAAGAGAACTTGCTGATATTCGGTGAAAAGACAATCGAAACATGGTATGATGCGGGGGCGATTAACTTCCCGTTTCTGAGAACGAACGGCGGCACGGTCGAGCGCGGCTGCGCTGCTTTACAGACACCGATCAAGGAAGACAATTCGATATTCTTCCTTGGCAATGATTTTGTGTTCTACCGATTGAGCGGTACAGCGCTGCAACGGGTCAGCACTCATGCGATCGAGGATGCGTTTCAGTCTTACTCGACGGTAAGCGATGCCTATACGTTTTCCTTTACGTATGAAGGGCACAAGTTCATCGTTCTGACGTTTCCGACCGCAAACGCGACATGGGTTTACGATATCGCGACGCAGCTCTGGCATGAGCGCGAATCCTGGGACATGAACAACAATTCCTATGGGCGCTGGCGCGGCAATTGTGGGATCATGGCGTTCGGAAAGGTTCTGATCGGGGACGCCTATTCAGGGCAAATCTGGTATCTCGATCCAAATACTTTTACCGAAGGCGGCAACACGATGCGGTCAATCATGTCATCGCCACCGCTTCATAGCGATAGAAAGCTGATCGGCATTCCGGTATTTGAGCTGGATATTGAGGCGGGAACGGGGACGACAACGGGGCAGGGCTCGAATCCCAAGATCATGCTGGATTGGTCGCACGATGGGGGACGAACGTTCAAGCCGTTGCAGTTATGGACTACGCTGGGCTCTCTTGGTGCTTATACGACACGCGCCCGCTGGCTTGGTCTTGGTTCTGGCAGGCAATGGATTTTCCGGGCGATGATTTCCGATCCGGTGAAGCAGACCGTAATCCGGGCGCATGCAGACCCGATGGTTGGTGAAGCGTGACGATCCCGGCCTCGGCCGTCGTCTCGCCGCTGGTTATACCGAACAAGGGCATTGCGTTCATTGATCCCAAGACTGGCATTCTAACTGATCACGGCTATCAGGTAACAAACGCAATTGTAGGATTCCTGAACGGATCAAACCGGGTCATTCCCTGCAATGCATCTGGTACCAATATTATCACGTTGACGATGCTGGCGACCTCGCCGCTGATCAAGCAATACAATGATTTTGATACGTATCGAGCGGTCGCAGCGAACACTACGACTGGACTCGTAACGGCATTAGTGACCACTCCGCAAGGAAGTCTGACAACGCTCAATGTCTATAAATCAAATGGCAGTGCGCAAGCGACAACGGGAGATATCACGGCGGGCCTGCTATACGATTTCACGTATGTTGACTCACTCAACTCAGGAGCCGGTGGCTTTGTCCTCCGCTAACCTGTCTGTTCGCGACAAGGTTTCTCTTCTTGAAGATGAGATGAGGAAGCACGAGCAGATCGATATTCCGATCAAGCATTTCTTCTCTCCGGGTGTATACGCCAGAGAAATCACTATACCGGCCGGCACGTTGTTAACTGGGCGTATCCACAAATATGCCCAGCTTAACATTCTGTCCGGCGGGGAAATCTCGGTTCTCACGCAAGACGGAATGAAACGGGTTAGCGCGCCGTTCACGGTTGTCTCTCCTCCGGGCACCAAGCGCATTGCCTACGCTCATACGGAATGCACATGGACAACGATTCTGGCGACAGAGGAAAAAGACCCCGACAAGATGGAAGAGCTTTTCACGGTCGGGACCGAGCAAGAGTTTCTTGAGTTCGCTGAAGCTCAAAAATTGATAGGATCATAGATGTCTTTTATTGGCGTGGCCATTGGCGGCAGTGCTTTAAGCGCTGGCCTTGGCTATCTTGGCGCAACGAAAGCCGCTGATACACAAGCCCAGTCCGCCAATAATGCCTTGCAGTTTCAAGAGCAGGTTTATAATCAAAATCAACCGCGCTTTGCGGCGGCCAATACTGCCTTTGGAAACGCGCAGACCAATACCAATAATGCTTTCGGTACCGCGCAGGGCCAGAACAACAATGCATTCGCGACCTCAAGCGCGGCTTTCCAGCCATGGATTACTACCGGGCAGAATGCCAACTACACGCTTGGTCAGCTTATGGGCGGCGGATCAGGCAAGCCAGACTATTCCTCGTTCTTCAATTCCCCTGATTATAATTTTGCCCAGCAGCAGGGACAAAGAGGCGTCATTGCTGGCGCCAATGCGCAGGGCGTTGGGCTGTCCGGGGGGACGTTGAAAGACCTTGCGACCTTCAATAGCGGGCTGGCCTCACAGCAGTACGGGAATTACTTCAATCGCCTGATGGGTCTTTCGCAGGCCGGTCAGAGTGCTGCATCAGGTCTTTCTACCGCCGCTTCCAATTATGCCAATACGGGCGCAAGCCTTGCGTCCAACTACTCGAACACGAGCGCAAACATTGCGGGAGGAATCGGCAATCTCGCGACAGGCGCGGCCAACTCGAATAACACGATGGCGAGCAATGTCGGCAATACCATGCAGGGCGTCGGACAGGCTCAGGCTTCGGGAATTGTCGGCGGAACGAATGCCGTGACGGGCGCGATCAATAACGGCACCTCGAATGCATTGATGTACAATTATCTGCAAAAGCAGAACCCGAGCGCTTATTCAAGTTCGAACGCCGGAGATGGTCAGTGGTTTGGTCAATCTTCGTTGGGCGGCGCTCCGCTAGGCTGAGGGATAAAAATTGCCTGAAATCAACAACTCTCTCGCGCTCGGCATCAAGAACGATCCGATCGATATCGGCAAGACGCTTTTGCAGGCGGGACAAATCAATCAACTGCGGGCGTCCACCCAAAACACGCTTGCGGATACGGCCCAAAAAAGATTCGATCTCATGGGCCGCCTCGGCAACGCGATGCAGCAAGACCCAGAGCGTGTTGCAGACCATATCAAGACATATGAGAATGCCTATGGTCCGGTTGATCCCCAGGTCAAGGATCATCTTCTAAACTCTCCGCCCTCGGAAATAATCCGTATGGGGAAAAATCTGCAACAGGGCGCTATGCAATCGGAAACCAGCAAGCGGCTGGACCCTGCACAGATTGCACAACGTTCGCAGGCTGATACTGGCGGTGCCAAGGTCGGCGGAATATATGGGCCGCCCGGATATCAGGGGCAAAATCCTTCATCCCCGCCGGGCATAAAGGACGCGGCCCCCGGAGCCGCGCCGAACGTCACGCTTCAGGATGTCGAGAAAGAGGGCGCGGCCGAAGCCGAAAATAGCGCCAAAATATATAACGACGTTCAGGCCCAAGCTACCGCCGCCCAACCTAAAAAGGTGGCTCTCAATCAAATGTTGTTAGATGCGCAGAGGGTCAGAACTGGCGCGGGAGCCGAGAAAGAACAGGGCGCGCGCAAGTGGTTACTTGCACTGGGTGACACCGTTCCGATACTTAAGGGGTTCACGGAAAGATACAGGGATAGCGCCACGGCATTCGACAGCCTCGACAAGAACGCGGGCCTTGTGGCGCGCGATGCCATGAAGGGCGTTGGCGGAACGGCCGCCTCGGAATTGCAGGCGATTTCATCGACCCTCGCAAATCACACGACCCAAAACGGCGGCATCGAAGTTAATGTTCGTCAATTGTATGGGCTGGAAAGCGCAAATCAGGGCAAACTTAATGCTGCGGAATTATATAAGAGCCAGTATGGCACCATGAAGGGCTTCACGGGATGGTATCAGAAGAATGCGGGGCCTGCCGCATGGGTTTTTGATGCTCTTCCCTCCTCCGAAAAACAGATCATTGTTGATGATCTAAACAAGACAGACAAGGGCAAGGAGATCAAAGCATCTCTAGTAAGACAGATCAATTTTATCCGTAAAAATAATCTGCATCAGGGCGCCGAATAAATGCCGTTTGACGAATCTTTCCAGATTCTAACGGGGGTCAAGCCGACACAGACCGATCGGACGCCAACGCCGAAATATGATCTTAGCGATGACGACACCGATTCAATGGCGTCATC